CTAGACACTAAGCTCTTTGACCATCATAAGGATTGGGTTGACTTAATCGAGGGGCGCGAGCCCCGCTGGTTACACCCCGCCATGACTTACGAGCCAGGCGCCGAGAACCGTATCCTGATTAACGTACCCCCTGAACATGCTAAGTCCACCGTGGTGACGATTAACTATGTCACCTACCGACTAGCTGTAGACCCGAATGTTAGAATCATTATTGTCTCTAAGACCCAGGGCATGGCCCGCAAGTTTCTCTCGGCGATTAAGACAAGACTCTCACACCCGAATTGGATAAAGCTTCAGACAGCCTTCGGTCCGCAAGGCGGATATAAGGCTGATAGCCAAACCTGGAGTGCTGATATGATTTACCTTGGCACTGGTAGGGACTCTGGTGAGAAGGACCCTACAGTACAAGCCCTTGGTTTTGGTAGTCAGATTTACGGTGCTCGTGCCGATTTGATTATCTTAGACGATGTTGTGATGAACTCAAATTCCCATGAATGGGAGAAGCAAATTGAATGGCTTCAGAAAGAAGTAATCACACGCTTAGGACGACACGGGAAACTACTTATCGTAGGGACCCGTGTTGCTCCAGTAGATTTATATAAAATGATTCGGGACGGTCAACAATGGACAGGTGGTAAATCTCCCTTTACCTACTTTGCCCAGCCAGCCGTATTGGAGTTTGATGAAAGTCCCAAGAACTGGAAAACGCTTTGGCCATGGACGGATAGGGCTGAAAGCGATGAGGACTCTGTTAACGCCGAAGGACTTTACCCTAAGTGGGACGGTCCTTCACTTTTTACTAGGCGCAGTGAAGTGGCACCTTCCATATGGGCGATGGTCTACCAGCAAGAGGATGTCACCGAAGATTCGATATTCTCACCCACAGCAATTTCAGGATGCGTTAATGGTATGCGAAAGCGTGGCCCTCTTAAACCAGGAGTCCCAGGCCATCCAAAAAGCCTAGAGTCTGCTTATACAGTTATAGGCCTAGACCCAGCGATGACTGGTAATACTGCTGCAGTAGTTATTACTTACAATCGCAGCGATAGTATGATTTATGTTTTAGATGCTGTCAATATGACAGAACCTACCCCTGCGAAAATTCGTACCCTTATTGAAGATTGGGTACAACGCTATAAACCACAGGAATTACGAATTGAAATCAACGCACACCAGAAAGCCTACGCCCTGGATGATGAACTGCGTAGCTGGCTCTCGATGTATGGCTGTCAACTCAACTCTCACTTCACTGGTAAGAACAAGTGGGATACTTCTTTTGGTGTGGCATCTATGGCAAGTTTATTCGGCAGTCTTAGAGATGGACGATTTCAAGATAACAACTCGATAGAGCTACCTTCTAACGAAGGAAGCGAAGGCCTTAAGGCTTTAGTACAACAGTTAATTACTTGGAAGCCTGATACTAAAAACCCTACAGACTGTGTGATGGCTCTTTGGTTTGCAGTTATCCGCGTCCGCGAATTAATGCAGCAACACTCACAATCAGCAAAATGGATGCAAAACCGTTGGGCTACAAGAAGCCAGACGGAGAGAAGATTCTCAATTAACTTAGACGAAGCCGTTGCAGAGCAATGGCAACAGACATACGGATAGGAAAGTAATGGCAAATTATCAAGTATTCCCAGGCCCTGGTGCTTCTAAGGCTGCTAATAAGCGTTACAATAAAAGTTCAACAGCAAGAACAAGAGCAGCAAAATATGGAATTGATATGACCACTAATGCTATTAATATTAAAAATCAAAATGCTCAAACAAGAGCAGAGGGTAAAACTCCAGTAATTAAAATTAATAGTAATCCAGCAACTGGCGCACCAGGTAAAACCCGTATAGGTAAATTAGCGGGCGGTCTGCGTGGCGGTATGTCTGGCGGAATGAACTGGCAAACTAAGTAATAACTTTTAACTAAAGGATATCATGGCACTTACAATTGAACAGATTGCAGCACGAGTTGACTCTTTGCGATTTCGTAATGCAGACAGGGACGCTCGTAATCAAGACGTCCTTGCTGTCCGCAAAGGTCAGATTGCCAGCGTATATCCTGACTTTTTTCCAGATGGGGTAGATGCAAATGTCGTTGCGAATTTTATTGACATTGTTGCTAGAGACTTATCTGAAGTCATGGCGCCTTTGCCTGCAATCAACTGCTCCGCGGCGAATTCGGTTTCAGACAGGGCTCGCAGCTTTGCTGACAGGCGTACTCGTATTGCGAGTAATTACTTTGCCAATTCGGATATGGCAGTGCAGATGTACTCGGGAGCGGACTGGTATATAACCTACGGCTTCCTGCCATTTGTAATTGAATTAGATTCAGAAGCTAAGCTACCTCGTATTCGTCTAGAGAATCCAGTTGGTTCCTATCCAGAGTTTGATAGATACGGACGATGCATAGCATTTGCTAAGCGTTACTCTATGACACTTGGTGAGCTAGTTGCACAATTCCCTGAGTATGAGCGTGCGCTCCTTGGTGGACTTGGATACAAGCAAGAGTTAAACTCTCTTATCGAAATGGTTCGTTACTATGATAAAGACCAATCGGTAATCTATCTGCCAGATAAAAACAATCTTGTATTATCTCAAGCTAAGAATCCTCTTGGCAAGATGATGATTATTGTAGCCCGCAAACCATCTATCGATGGTGAACTGCGTGGACAGTTTGATGACATATTAGGTATTCAGTTGCTCCGCAACCGCTTTGCTCTTCTTGCTATGGAAGCAGCAGAGAAATCAGTACAAGCTCCTATCGTACTTCCACAAGATGTACAAGAGCTACAGCTTGGTGGTGATGCGGTTATCCGCACATCAAACCCAGCTGGCGTACGACGCGTAGAGCTTACACTGCCACAAGGCGCATTCACTGAGCAGACTCTGCTTAATCAAGAATTGCGTGTTGGAGCACGTTACCCTGAGGGACGTACAGGTAACATTAATGCATCGGTTGTCACGGGTCAGGGCGTACAGGCTCTCATGGGTGCATTTGACACCCAGGTCAAATCTGCACAGGCAATCTTCGCTAGCGCCCTCCGTGACGTCATTCAGGTTTGCTTCCAGGTTGATGAACTTATTTTCCCAGAAGATAAAACAATTCGCGGTGTAGATGCTGGTGCTCCTTACGAGATTAGTTATAATCCTAAGAAGGACATCAAGGGTGATTACTCTGCTGATGTACGCTACGGTATGCTTGCTGGTCTTAACCCAGCACAAGGTTTGATATTCATGCTACAGGCACTTGGTGGTAAATTAATCTCCAAGGATATGGCAATGCGTGAACTACCATTTACAGTTAACGTAAGTCAAGAAGTTGAGAAGATTGAAATTGAAGATATGCGTACAGCTCTTCTTGCTTCGCTTCAAGCATACACCCAAGCAATCCCACAGATTGCTTCAGGCGGTGGAGATGCAAGTCAGATAGTATCTAAGATTGCACAGGTAATTAAAGCTCGCCAAAAAGGACAAGCGATAGAGGATGCGATTGAAGAAATCTTCGCACCTGTCGAACAGGTTCCTCCTGCTGGTGCCCCGATGGTTGAGCAACCGTCCCCTGCTCCCGCTGGCGCTCCAGTAGGAGGCGCTCTTCCTATAGAGGGCGAAGGTGGAGCCCCACCAGATATTATGAGTCTTCTTTCAAGCCTTACATCAGGCGGAGAAGCTAACGCAAGCGTAAGAACTATTCGCCGAAGATAATCTAGGAGGGGACAATGACAACGATTATTGGAGTTGAATACAAAGATAAGTCTGTCATTGTTGCCGACAGTCGTATCACAGATGATAATGGTAAAGCTTACTCACATCCGTTTATGCGTAAGATTACACAAAGAGGTGCACTACTTATAGCAGGAGCAGGAGAAGTATCACCCTGCGACATTGCCCAGAACATTTGGATTCCACCAGTATTCTCAGCGAAGGACAAGAAAGATACCTATCGCTACATGATAGTCAAGGCTATGCCTTCTCTTCGTAAGTGTCTTACAGACAATGGTTATAACTTTGATGAACCTCATGATAAGAATAAAGACGGATTAAGATTTCAATTTCTTATCGCAGTAGGTGGTGAGCTATTTGATGTTGACCAAGATTTGGCGGTAATGAAAAGTGAAGAAGGATTCTACGCAATTGGAAGCGGAGGCTCTTACGCTCTTGGAGCGCTTTACGCGGGTAGCGATATCATCGTTGCAATGGAAGTGGCTGCACGAATTAGTGTATACACAGCCCCACCGTACCAAGTAGAAGAGCAAATCAAATGAGTAAGTTTAGTCAAGCCATTGATAAGGCTATGAGAGTACTTGCTGAAGAGTTAGAAGATTCAGAAAGCCAGATATGTACTGGTTGGGTATTAGTAAGTGAGTGGAGTGACTACGAAGGCACACGCTACCTTATGACAGATGTAAGTGAAAACATGAATCCTTGGTTAGCCAAGGGTATGCTGCTATCAGCAGAAGAATATTCTTATGTTCCTGAGGAGGATACAAATGGCCGTTGAGAATCGTGGTGGTAGACGCCCTACAGCGCCTCAGTATAATCCAGCCAATGTTAATGGACTTGGTGGAAATGGACAAAGCGGGATGAATACTGACTATTCAGGCTTTACCTATGGAATGAATAAAGCTGTTAATGAACAGCGTGCCGCTGCTCCTATCAAACCAACTGCTCCTAC